AGCCTTGTTGCCTTAACTAATTTTATTGTTGTTACTACTGCTAGTGGTGATGATCCAAACGATTTAAGTCCTAATAGATTTCAGAATGGAAAATATGATACTCCTATTGCTCATGCAGTAACAAATAAAGATCATCAGTTTTTAAGTTTTATTTATCAAGGTGCAGCTCGTAATAGATCAGGAGACAACATGGAGTCTTCTTTAATTCTTGCTAACAATGCAATCAGTATGGGATATGCAACAAAAGCTGTTGATGGAAAATACCACGTGCAAGTAGATACTTATTTGATGACGACTGATTTTGCTCCTAGTAAATTATTAACTTCAGAAACATGGTTAGCTGCTTCGTTAACATACGATCCAACAACAATTGAAGTATTGCTTAGTAGTGCGATTGATGCAGTCGGAGCTAATGCACCTAATAGAGTTTTGACAACAAGGATGGTAGGAAACTTGCCTGTTACTGGAACGATACAAAGCAGGTGAGGCCAGATCAATTAATTGGGTTGCCTTATCGTTTAGGTGCTGATCCTATTAAACATGGAGCAGGAGATTGTTTATCTTTGGTTCGCACAGTATTAGCAACTTATGGTTTTACAGTTCCAAAAGGAAAAAGAGATTGGTATCGGAGGTTAAGAAAAAAGGACTACAGTATCTTTTTTGAAGAATTAAATAGGTGGGGAGTTGATTCACCCCCTAAACTAGGAACAATTGGTTTATGCAAATCAGATGATGGTTATGGCATGGCTGTTTTTTGGGAGGATGGATGGCTGAGTTACAGAAAAACATTCGGAGAGTTGGTGGTGAACTGGTGTCCGCTAGACAACCTTATGGTCGAAGGTTGTTATTACCCTCGGAAGTCGAATTATGCAAGACATTAGGTTTATGTGAAGATGAGTATTGGTTCTTTGTAGATCAAACTGCTGCTTATAACGGTCAAAGAAAAGAAGGATATGAATTAATACCAGACATTAGAGCTGCTGAAGTTTTTCTAGTTGGTGGATCTTTATCAGGAGGTTTAACGGCTGTTGGACAAATTGCTCTTTCTGTTGCTTTAACAGCAATTGGTTATTTATTAACACCTAAACCAAAGGCATTAGAAGCTGGTGCAACTGTAAGAGGCGAAGATGCTATTGGTAGTAAGCGTTTTGCACCACAATTTTCTTTTAATAGTCTTCAAGAATTAGCAACATTAGGCGACATTGTTCCTCTAGTATTCACGAATCAAATACAAGTTTTAAATACTTCAAATGTTATTGGCGGTATAAGAGTTAATGGTCAGTTGTTATGGTCACAACTTCTTAGCTTGGGTCGGTTACAACAATTAAAAGCGATTGCTTTATTTTCTTTAGGAAAAATAGATGGCAGACCAGATTTTGAAGGTTATGCAATTGGTGATCTTTTACTTTCAACTTATAGCAAAAAGAAACTAGATCTATTTTTCAAATCTAGTGAAATGAATCAATTTAATAGGATTGAAAAAGGAGATAGATATGATGATTCAGAAGTTGCAGGGATGCCACTTCCTTATACAGATGTATTTTCTGACACTTGGCCTGTTGGAAATTCAACAACTAATTCTGCACAAGTTTGGCCTTTTAGTGGAACGAGAAATCCTACAACGCAAGCAATATTTGGTTTATATAGTCCAATGCCAAATGCAAGTGTTGTAAAACTTCCTTATGAATTAATTTATCCTCAACCTAAAAGTTCAAACGAAGCAAAAAGAGCTGTTGTTATTAAGCAAAAGAAAATAGCTACTTTCTGGCCTACAAGAGCTGGTATTACAGGTGGAAATGTAAATGCTGTTGATAATGTAGTTACTTACAGAATTTTAAAAAGCAATCAAGGTTATGACGAGGACATGGCAACAGGTACAGCTCCTCATGGAATAGAGGATGTTGTATCAATGGTTCGTTCACTTAGGGAAGAAATTGATAGTCATATTGCCGTTGGTGAAACATATATGATTGGAGATGGATTGATTGTTTGTGATGGAGTTGAAAATATAGATAATCAAGCAGAAGAGGGAACACCTTGGAGGCCAACAACAGTTATAAATGGGACAGAAATGTATGCAGGAATCGAAAGAAAATATACGTTTAAAGTGACAGAAACAGGAGTTGATTATGGAACATTATTTAAACATCCAAATTTATATAATCATGCAGCACAACCTTTATGGATAAATCCTGCTGACGGAGGTGACTCTAGTGAAATTAATGGAAGAATTATTTTTACAAGTCAATATATGGATGATTATTCTTTGAAGTATGGTTTCCCTTATAGGAATCCTATTTTACAACGTGTTGCTATTGGAACGATTACAAATAGCAGACCATGTGCAATGACAGAAATAGGTTTAAAGTCAAAAGTTTTTAGTAGTATTAGAGGTGCAAATATTAATGGTATTCCTACAAAAGAAGCTTTAGATGATATCTACGAAGATAAAGTTAATTTTCAATTAGGGCAAGTTGATTTATTTATTAAAAGGTTTTCTTTCTTTAAATTACAAGTAAGAAGAGCTGGTACAAATGGTAATTGGCAAGATTTAAATAATCAAATACAAAATGATCATACTGGTTTATTTTGTGTCAAAGGTAATACTCCTGAGTTTCAATATAACTATATAAAAATATTTCATCCTCAACTTGGTTTATCTGATGATGATCAATATGAATTTAGGTTTAAACCGTACCCAGGAAATAACGTAGCTTTATATCACATGAATCAAAAAGTAAATTTATTAAATGCAAATTTATCTAAATCAGGGCAATTAGAAAGTGATTTTTTATCTGATACAATTTTTGGGAAATTTGTTATTACTTTTGCTGGTAGAGATGATTTGATTTTAAATTTTAACGAAGTATCTAATACTGAATGGATTCAATCGTTTAATACTGGTACAGGTGAAAGTGATAGTGGTGGTGTTACTGAATTATCGAAGATGTCTCAGATAGGTTTCTCTGGTATTCAATATGGCCCTGCTGCCCCTGCACCAACACCTGAATACAACTACAACACAACAGCAGGTCAACCACATAACGAGACGCTAGTTTCATTAAATACAAATTATCCAGGTAGTCAATGGGCTTGGGTTGCGTATGAAGATGGAAAAGAAGTTGGAGTTACCTTTACTGAACCAGGGGTTGCTGCTACTGATGTTGAAATTAAGAGTACTGAAATGGTAGGAGGAGGAATTATTATGACTGATCAAAATGGAGTTGATTCACAACCTTCTGATCCTCATCTTTCACAATCTGTTTACACGATGTCTAGTAACACAGCTCATGTAACTGCTAATCCTATTAATAACGAACCAGTTCAATACTTTAAGATTACAAAAGAAACTCCTAGCATTACCTTGACTGTTGGAGTACCAGAAGAAGCATGACCTTTTTTCAATCTACGGTTAGTCCAACAACAGATGGAAGTGGTTCAGGACTTACTTTAAAATTAACGATTACTTGGCAAACACCTTTGTACAATTGGAACGCCAATTGGAATATATTAAACGCAGGTGATGACTACAAAGTTGGAGATACTATTACTATTCCTAAACCAGCAGGATTAGATGCCAATGTTACTTATCCTGCCAATGGTATAGCTATTAAAGTTACAGGAATAGGCACTGGATCGGGAGCAGTTTTAAAAGATAATTTAAACCAATTAGATGCAATTGCTGACTACGTTCAATTTCCAGGGATGGAACAAAAAAGTCATCAAGACGGCCCAGAACATGAAATAGTGTATGTAAATGAGTTAACAAATCCTGGTAGTAGCAAGGCTTCTTATATGGATTTAGCTATAGGTGGTATTAGAATTAACAGTGCAAAAGAGTGGACTAACTTTACTCAATTATCAGCTTATTTTAAAAAAGGAATTAAAGTTCCAGATTTAACAAATAGTCCTGCTGGCCCACCTAAAGCAAGTAATAACTTTGTTGAAATTGCTTATGCTTTGTTAACTGATAAATATTTAGGAGCTGGAGAGTTAGTTGGTGTTAGTGCTGTAGGAGAAATGACAACAGGAGCTTTGTTCTGTAAAAACAATGCTTTTACATGGGATGGCATTATTAGTAACAAGATTAATTTAAGAGATTTCTTGTATGAGCATGGAACGTATAACCTGCTTGATTTTACCGTTATAGGAGGAAAATTTAATTTAATCCCTGCTGTTCCTTATGACAGTAATTATCAAATTGATCATGGTGCAAAAGTTGATGTAAAAGCGTTATTTACTGATGGCAATATTAAAGATTTACAGGTTTCATTTTTGACTCCAGAAGAAAGGCAAATGTTTAAGGCAAATGTGTTGTATAGGAAAGAAAAAGCAAATGGATTTGCAGAAACAAAATCAATAATGCTGAGATTAAAAGACGACAACGGTGGGAGTAATACTGATCCAATTGAAAACTATGACTTGTCTGGTTTTTGTACTACATCAGCCCATGCTAAGACGTATGCAAAGTACATTTTAAAATTAAGAAAAGAAGTTGATCATGGTCTTAGCTTTAAAACAGCTCCTCAATATGTAGTTGGATTACAACCTGGAGATTATTTTAGATTAGTTTCTGAAGCTACTCATGTGGATCGTTATGACAATGGTGTTATTACTGCTGACGGGAAAGTAATTAGTAAAGATACGATCACTGGATCGAAAGATATTTATTATTGGAAACCTGGGACAGCAGAAGTAGGAGAAGCCACTATTGATTTTGATGCTTCTATTGGACTTAGAGGTGTTTTATTTACGTTAAAAAATACGACCACAAGTAACAGAGTTTATAAGTTAGAGACTATTTCTTATGCAGAGGATGGCTTAGTTGAAGTTTCTGGTAGTCACGCTCCAATAACAAGTACAGGTTCATTAGCTATTCTTGAGGGATGGGATGACGATACGTTGAGTCATTTCTTACCACTAATCTAATGGCAACAGAAAAACCATTTCCTACGATTAAGCCTTCATCTAGAAGGTATAACCCTGGCGAATATCCAAGTACCACCTTTGAATCTTTAGATGGTACGAAAACACATTTGCGTTATGGAAATAAAAGAGTTAATGCAACTTTGCAATTAGGCTTTTCAGGTATTACAGATGCTCAAGCAGCGTTAATTTTAGCGAACTATGAAGACGTTAATTCTGAATGGAATTATGTGACGTTTGACCGTGGTTATGGAACGGCTGGTGTTACAAATACAGATCTTTTAGGTTATTTGAAAGAGGCAACATCAGGTTTAAAATGGAGATATTCTGCCCCTCCATCGGTTACGAGTGCTTTTAAAGGTTTGAGCAATGTTAGTTGTTCTTTTGTCGCTTGTCTCGATTCACCGTAGAATAAACGCAATGTTTTAGTTAGAGATCGTGTCAACACTTTATTCAGGAAGGACAGGAGCCTTATATGTAAGTGACGTAAAAAAAGCCAAAGTACAAAACTGGAGTTATTCCATGAGTCAGGCTGTTATAGAAACTACTTCTATGGGAGACACTGATAGGACTTTAAAAGATGGAATTAGAAGTTATTCAGGTAGTGCAAGGTTGTTTTATGAAACAACGTCAGGAGGATCAAACCTTAAAGATATTCTTGAAAATTCAATAAAAGTAAGTGAAACTTCTTCATCTGGTGGTGATGGAGAAAATGCTGCAAGTGCAGAATTAAAACTTAAGTTGGAAGTTGGTACAAATCGTTCAATTACATTCTTTGTCTTTATTACAAGTATTGGAATGAATAGTTCAATGGGTGAAGTTTCATCTTGTGATATTTCTTTTGAAGCTAATGGTGCTCCTGTTGAAAACAAGCTTCCTACTGGTTCTTAAGTCTTGGCTATTTATTTTGGACAAAATGGTGAAATTGCCATATCCAGAGATTCTGCGTCTGGAGGATTTAACACGGATTTAGATCCAGCAGATGTCAATACAACAACTAAACGATTTGGTGTTGATCATTCTTTAGCGTCTTTGATTTCTGGAGATCGTGTAGAAATATCAACAGTTGATGGATCAACATTAGAACTTGTTTCAGGTCATAGCTATCCCGATGGGGCTTGGTTCGTTCATATTGATAAAGCAGATGGAATTAGACTTTTTAATACTTTTGAGAAAGCAGTTAAAGGATTATCAACAGAAGCTTTAACTCTTGTAGCTCCTAGTGCAACACAAGAAATCAATATTAAAACTAAAAATGATCGTTATAGACATGTAGCAAATATCAAAGAATTTGAAATTACAACTAATAGAGATCAAGTTGATACAACAACTTTAGGAAGAGAGTTTAGGGATCAATACGATTCTGGATTAATTTCTGGACAAGGATCAATGACTTGCTTGTGGGAACATTCTTATGACAACGTAGATTTAGATTATGGAGTTGCAGGAAGGTATCCAGAGTTGCCTGTTTATTTAGCTCAGTTAGTGGTTCGTTTACAGCAAGGATCTGACTTTGATGGACGTTTTTATATTTATAAAGATCCTTCTGATAAAACAAAAACTGTTTATTACCAAAGCAAGTGTGTTGTAACAAATGCAGCTTTAAGTGTTGCAGCAACAAATGAAATTGAGACACGAATTGATTTTGTTACTAGCGGTGAAATCCAATTAAATATTGGTGCTCCTGACTCATATTTGTTACAAGAGGATGCAGCGAAGATCTTGCAAGAAGATGGAGATGGAATCGTTTTAGAACAGGGTTAGTAACAAAAACGCAAATAGAAAGTAAGATATTCGTATTGGTTTAGTTATGGGTCATGCCAGATCTTGAGATTAGTAATCTGCCTTCGTTAGCAGAAGCGAGTGTACAAGCAACAGACCCATTGCCTATTGCTGACCTAAGTGCGTCAGAAACAAAAAAAGTAACGGTAAAAGATTTAATAGAAGCTGGAGTTGCATTAATTGATGCTGCTTCAATACCTGCTGCAAAGGTTGGGACGTTAGGAACAAACCAAGTTGCAACAGCAGCAATACAAGCTTTAGCTGTTACTACTGCGAAGTTAGCTGATGGAGCTGTTACTGCAACAAAGATAACTGACGCTACAATCACAGGTGCAAAATTAGCAAATAATACTGTTACTGCAACACAAATAGCTGCCAATGCCGTTGGTGCATCTGAGCTTGCTGATGATGCTGTTGATACTGCTGCTATTGCTAATAATGCAATTACTAATGCAAAAATTAATAACGGAGAGATAGTTTATGCAAAGTTAAATATTACTGATGGTGATATACCTGCTGCAAAAATAACTGGTAATTCTATTACTTCTGCACAGATAGGAGCTAATGCTGTTGGTGCGTCAGAACTAGCAGATGACGCTGTTGATACAGCAGCCGTAGTTGATGCGGCGATAACAGGCGCAAAGATAGCTACAGACACAATTGGATCAGGAAACATAGCTGCTAATGCTGTTGGTGCTAGTGAGTTGGCTAACAATGCGGTTGACACAGCAGCGATAGCTTCAAACGCTGTAACAACTGCCAAGATTGCTGATGACCAAATAACAGCAGCGAAATTAGCAGATAATTTAGCAGGAACAATTTTAGCTACAGGAGCTATTGGATCTACTCAGATAGCGACTAATGCGGTTACTTCTAGTGAGTTAGCAGACAACGCAGTTGATACGGCTGCTATTGCTGCTTCTGCTGTTACAGATGCAAAGGTAGCAAGTGGAATTAGTGGAACAAAATTAACGGATGGAACAGTTACAGCAGCAAAGTTAAATACAAGCAATATCAATAGGTCTTTGAATGTAGCTTCTGGATCGCTTGGAATTAACAACGCAGTTACAGCAGCAACAAGATCAGGAATTACTTATAACGCACAGGGGTTGATCACGGGAACGGTAGCTTTGGCAGCTAGTGATCTTCCCCTCGCTACAACATCAGCAGTTGGTGGCGTTTCTGTTGGTGCAGGTTTAACTGTTAGTGGAGCAGGTGCATTATCAATTACTAATAGCGTTACTGGTGCAACAGTTAGCGGTATTACATTTAGCAATCAAGGATTAATAACAGGAGCTACTGCTTTAGTTGCTGGAGATTTACCAACAGCGACCACATCAGCTAAAGGTGCAGTTCAGATTACAAGTGGTGGTGGCTTAACTGTTGATGGATCGGGAGGATTAACAACTTCTACGAGTGGAATTAGTGCAGGTACTTATACAAAGGTAACTGTAAATAATAAAGGTGTTGCTACTGCTGGAACCGTACTTGCTGCTTCTGATATTCCTAATCTTGCTGCAACTATATTAACAAGCGGAACAGTAGACGCTGCAAGGATAGGTAATGATTCAATTGATGGAACTAAGTTATCAAATAGTTCTACAACTATATTTGGATCTGTAGGTCAAACTGGTTTCCCTACAAGCCAATTTACTGGTCAGTTTTTCTTTGATTCAGTAACAGAAGATTTATACATTTTTGATGGTAATGCTTATCAACCCGTAACGACACTAACTAAAGGTTCGTTAGTTCTGGGAGGCACGTTTAACGCTAATACTTCACAAGTAGCGTCAGTAACTACTGCTGGAGCTGCGGCAGGATTAGCAGTTGGAAGTAATGTTCCTACCCCGTCAAGTTCTACCGATGGTTTATATTTAGTAGTTGAATTTGCTGGTACGCCAAGTGCTCCAGCTCCTGTAGTTGCATTAGCACCACCAGATTATATTTTAGGAGTTACAAATACTGCAGGTAGTTCTTGGGAAGAAATTGATTTATCTCAGACAGTAGCTGGTCAAGTTGCAAGCAATATAACTTTCACTCCTTACGGTCAACTTGCAGCAACTAATGTTCAAGATGCACTTCAAGAATTAGAAACAGAGAAGTTGGCACTTACTGGTGGTACAGTGAGTGGTCAAGTGCTTATTGGTAATACTGGAAGCTTAGTTTTCGAAGGTTCAAGTATAGATGCGTATGAAACAACTATTGGAGTAGCAAACCCAACTGCAAGCGACAAAACAATACTTTTCCCTGATATTTCTGGAAATGTAATAACAAGTGGTGACACTAATACTGTTACATCAACAATGGTTGATGGAAGTTTAATAAATACAAACATAGCTGCAAATGCTTCTATTGCTCTTAGCAAATTAGCTGCTTTAACTTCTGCTCAAATCATTGTTGGTAACGGATCAAACGTGCCAACAGCAGTAGCAGTTACAGGAGATATAGGAATAAATAATGCAGGTTTAACTTCTATTACTGCTGGAGCAATTGTTAACGCTGATGTCAGCTCAACTGCTGCGATTACTGGAAGCAAGATTACTACTGGAACGACAAGTGCCGTTGGTGTTTTACAACTAACAGATTCAACAAACAGTACAAGTGCAACAACAGCAGCTACTCCTAATGCTGTTAAGACTGTCAATGACGCATTAACAACTACAACTGCAACTGCCAACGCTGCTCTACCGAAAGCTGGTGGAACAATGACAGGCAATTTGATTGTTGATAATGCAAAAGAAGTTCGTTTTTCTGAAGCAGATTCAAACGGTGCAAATTATCTAGCGTTAAAAGCTCCTGCTTCTGTTGCTTCTGACATTACTTGGATTCTTCCAGCGACAGATTCAACTGGAACACAGTTTTTAAAATCTGATGGATCTGGAAATTTAGGATGGGCTACTGATAGCACAACTGACAATACAAAGCTTCCTTTAGCTGGTGGTACGTTAACTGGAGATTTAATTCTTAATGCTCAAAAAGATTTACGTTTTGCCGATGCTGATAGTTCAAATTATGTAGCCCTTCAAGCACCAGCAACAATTACCAGCAACTTTACGCTTACTCTTCCTTCTTCCGATGCTGCTGTTTCTGGTTATGTTTTAGCTTCTGATGCTGCTGGAACTTTATCTTGGGTCGATCCAGGTTCTAGCTCATCACCAACATTTACAGGAGATGCAACACTTACTAATGATGGTGCTTTAGTTGGTTTTTCAACTCTAAACGCAACTTACACAGGTAATGTAAAAACTCTTGTTGTTACTGTTGCTTCTAAGACAGGCGCACATCGTTATCAAGGATCTGGATCTGGATCTGGATATAAGATTGGCGGCAAAGAATCACCATTTATAACTCTTACCCCAGGTCGTACATATAAATTTGATCAAGCAGATGGTACTAACTCAGGTCATCCATTACGTTTTTACTTAGAGGCAGACAAGACAACTGCTTACACAACAGGCGTTACTACTAATGGAACGCCTGGATCTTCTGGAGCTTATACACAGATAGTTGTTTCAGATACGACACCACAAATTCTTCATTATCAATGTAATGCCCATTCGTTAATGGGTAATAGCGTTCAAACAAATAGCAATGTTGCTCAAACTGCAAATTCAGCAACCAATGTTGTAGTTACAGATGAATCAACTACGGCTGCTACTGTTTATCCAACTTTCTTTGGAAGTGGAGGCACTACAAATGGAACTGGAGATTTAAGTACAGATACAGGTTTTACTTATAATCCTTCAACAGGTGATTTAACAGCCACTAAGTTTACTGGTGCGTTGACTGGAAACGTTACAGGTAATGTTTCTGGAAGTGCTGCAACGGTTACGGGTGCTGCTCAATCTGCAATTACTTCTCTTGGAACGCTTACTGGGTTAACTGTTAGTGGAAATATTTTGATGAGTGGAACTG